AAGGATGCGTTTAGCAGTTCTAGGGAAGTAGTAGATTTTGCTAATTTAGTACAAAAACAAATGACCATTGCTGGAGCTGGAACGCAGGAAGCATCCAATGCAATGCTACAGCTTTCACAGGCCTTGGGTTCAGGTGTACTGCGTGGCGATGAATTGAATTCGATATTTGAGCAAGCTCCAAACCTTATTCAGTCAGTTGCAACATATATGGATGTTCCAATAGGCAAAATACGAGAAATGGCACAAGAAGGCAAGCTGTCAGCCTCAATTGTCAAAAACGCAATATTTGCAGATGCCGACAATATAAATGCTAAGTTTGAACAAATGCCTATGACTTGGGGGCAGATATGGACTATGATGTCAAATGCCGCCACAATGAAATTGCAACCACTGCTTGAAAAGATAAACAGCATAGCCAATAGCTCACAGTTCCAAGCGTTCGCAGCTAATGCGGTCAATGCGGTTGGTCTTATAGCTAATGCTCTAATGGGGCTTATAGACTTAGGCGGTCAGATAGCCGATTTTTTCGTTCAAAATTGGTCGGTTATCGAACCCATCGTATTAGGCATAGTAGGGGCTTTAGTAATTTACAATTCTGTTTTGGCAATTGGTGCGGTGATACAAGGAATTATTGCCGTTGCAACTGCGGCACATGCAGCCTTAACTGGTGCTTGGTCGCTTGCTACCTTTGCAGCAACTGCGGCACAAAGCGGACTTAATGCGGCATTGCTGGCTTGCCCATTGACTTGGATTATAGGCTTAGTTATAGCTTTAATAGCGATAATCTTTGCTGTAGCCAACTCAATAGCTAAAACATCGAGCGTGGCAAATAGTGGATTTGGAGTCATTACAGGTGGAATAAATGTAGTTATGCAGTTCTTTAAAAATCTTGGTTTGCTTGTAGCGGATATTGCACTTGGAATTACAAATGCAATACTTGCACTGGCATCTAACATGGGTATAGCCTTCCATAATGCAATAGCAGGGATTCAGTCGTGGTTTTACGATTTGCTCTCAACGGCACTATCAGTAGTTGCAGGAATAGCTGAAGCTTTGAATAAACTGCCATTTGTAGATTTTGACTTTAGCGGAATAAGTAATGCAGCAAGTGATTATGCAGCCAAGTCAAAGGCAGCTGCCGAAAGTAAACAGGAATATCAGGATGTAGGGCAGGCATTTGATGAAGGTATGTCAACCTTTGATGTGTTTCAAGACGGTTGGAGCGATAAAGCCTTTAAGGCAGGTGCTAAATGGGGCGATGGTGTATCCGATAAAGTATCAAGCACAATAGATGGCTTTATGAAGTCAAATGGCGGTGTTGATACCTCTAACATGTTTAATGGTGGTGGATATACGGCAGGGGCAACAGTCCCAAGCGATGTATCGAATATCGCAAAGAACACGAAAAAGGCATCAGATTCCTTAGATATAACGAATGAGGATTTGAAGTATCTTCGTGATATCGCTGAAAGAGATGTTATAAATAGGTTTACTACGGCAGAGATTAAGGTTGATATGACAAATAATAATAACATTGCTTCTAGTGCAGATTTGGACGGCCTTATATCAGACCTCACAGAAAGAGCCACGGGAGCACTGTGCATGGCAGCGGAGGGGGTGCATAGGTAATGGGATATGAATTTAGACTAGGTAAGTTACTCCTTCCTGTATCCCCTTCGAGCTTTCAATATTCCATCAAGGGGAATAATAAAAAGATAAATTCGATAAACGAAGGGGAATTTCTGATTATAAAAAGAGCAAAACTATCGGAGCTAAGCTTTGAGTTTATGCTTCCGAATGTTAGATATCCCTTTGCGGTGTATAAAAACAACTCATTTAAGAATGCTAAATACTTCTTAGATGAGATTGAGAAGCTAAAGGTCGCGAAAAAGCCTTTTAACTTCATCATAGACAGGTCAAAGCCGAACGGTAAAAACCTCTACGACTATAAAGAAAAGGTTGTAATTGATGATTACACCCTTAAAGAGGGAGCTAATCAGGGCTTAGATGTTATGGTGTCGATAAAACTTACACAGTATCGGGCTGGTGCTTTTAATACGATCAAGCTAAAAGTTGATAAGAAGGGCAAAAAGAAGATTAAGACCAAAAAGAAGAGACAGACACATAATGCCCCATTGTCAGATAGCAAGGCAAAGTCCTACAAAGTATCAAAGGGCGATTCCTTGTGGTTGATTGCCAAGAAGTTCTATGACGATGGCTCAAAGTATAAAAAGATAAAAGAGGCGAATAAAAGCAAGCTAAAGCGTGGTAATATGATATTTAGTGGACAGATTTTGACCATACCAAAGTAAAGGGGGCATATATGAAGGTTACTTTAATTATTGCAGACAGCAAAAGCACATTGTATGCCCCTGTAGTGCTGGATGAAATTTCTTGGAAAACGGAACGAAGAGGAAGCCCGGGAGTGTTATCCTTTAAGATTCTTAAGGATAAAGAATCAAATAGGTTTTCTGAAGGTAACCATGTGAGGCTTGAGGTGGACGGTAAAAAGGTGTTCTACGGCTTTATATTCTCCATCAAGAGAGATAAAAGCGAGAGCATAAGTATAACAGCCTATGACCAGTTAAGGTATCTGAAAAATAAAGATACAATGTTCTACGCTAATAAAACGGCTGGTGAGGTTGTTAAGCTAATTGCTGAAACCTTTAGATTGCAGACTGGTAAGATTGAGGACACAGGATATAAGATTCCAAAGAGAGCTGAGGACAATGTGACACTCTTTGACATCATTTACAATGCCCTTGATGAAACTCTTGATAATAAAAAGCAGATGTATGTTCTTTTTGACAAGTACGGCAAGATTACGCTGAAAAGCCTTAAAAATATGGAAGTTAACTTTGTAATTGATGAAACCAATGCAGAGGACTTCACATATAATTCAAGCATTGATAAAGACACCTACAATCAGATAAAAATTGCCTTTGATAATGATAAGACAGGCAAGCGTGAAACCTCTGTAGTTAGGGATGGAAAGCATATCAATGAATGGGGTGTCCTCCAGTATTATGATAAAGCTAAAAAGGGCGAGAATAGGAAAGCTAAAGCCGAAGCCCTGCTTTCACTTTACAACAGGAAGGCGAAAGGACTGTCATTTAAGAATGTTAAGGGCGATTTTAAGGTGCGCGCTGGCAGTCTTATAGGCGTAGCAATCGACTTAGGCGATGTAAAGGTTAAGAATATGATGCTTGTTGAAAAATGCACTCATAAGATATCAGAGAATGAGCACTTTATGGATTTATCAGTTAGAGGGGCAGACTTCATAGAATAGGAGCATGTATGGCAGATATAAACGACTTGCTTGTAGTCATTAAACAGGCAGCACTTGACGCAGTGGATAATGTAAAGCCTACCGCTTTTATGTTCGGTACTGTAGAGAGCGCTAAGCCCTTAAGAGTAAAGATAGACCAAAAACTTGTGCTTGATGAGGCTTTTCTTGCATTAACAAGAAATGTAAGTAAGTATTCTGTTGATATTGAGCTTGAGGAAGAGACAGAGGCAGAACAGGGGCATAAACATAAAATAAAAGGCAAAAAGAAGATAACCGTTGACAACTCTCTTAAGGTTGGGGATATAGTCCTAATCGCTAGGGAGCAGGGCGGTCAAAGATTCATGATAATTGATGAGGCGGTGGGATTATGATACCTGATAGTTTTATATCGGATGTTGACCTTGAAGAGGAGATTGAGCCAAATAAGACTTATAGGATGAACTTCAAGGATAACATTGTAGATGGCTTTGTTGATGATAAGGATGCAATCAGGCAGGCTACTTATAAAGCCCTTGGAACGGAGCGATATGCCTATCCAATCTATAGTTGGGATTATGGGATAGAGTTATCCGACTTGTACGGCGAGGATGTAAGATATGTGTGTGCTGAGCTTGAGGATAGAATAAAAGAGGCATTAACACAGGATGAGCGTATTACAGATGTGATCGATTTTACATTCAACACGGAGGAAAAAGGCATCGTTAAAGTGGCATTTACAGTGGAGACAACCGAGGGAGATATCGAGATTGAAAGCGAGGTGAATTATTAATGTATGAAGAGATGACATTCGAGGCAATACTGGAGAGGATGCTAAACCGTATCCCCGATAGCCTTGATAAGCGCGAGGGCTCTGTAATATATGATGCCATTGCTCCTGCTGCCTTGGAGATAGCACAGACTTATACCGACATGGACAGCATTATAGATGAGACCTTCGCAGATACTGCGTCAAGGGATATGCTTATCCGCAGGGCTAAAGAGCGAGGCCTTACCCCTTACCCTGCTACTAATGCTGTTATAAAAGGTGTATTTGATATTGAAATCCCCATAGGTGAGAGATTCACACATGGGGATTTAATTTATACTGTAAAAGAGAAAATACAAGACCACGAATATAGCTTAGAATGTGAAAGTGCAGGAATTGAAGGGAATAAGCGTTCAGGCTCTTTAATCCCTATAAGCTACATCGAGGGGCTGGGCAGTGCTGAAATAGCAGAGCTTCTAATCCCTGCCGAGGATGATGAAGATACGGAAGTATTTAGAAAGCGTTATTTTGACACCTTTAACGCAAAGGCTTACGGTGGCAATAAACAGGATTATATCAACCGTACAAATGCCATAGGAGGCGTAGGAGCTACCAAGGTTATACCAATATGGAATGGTGGCGGTACTGTTAAGGTTGTTATATTAGATTCTGAATTCAATCCAGCTAATGGCGAGTTGATCAAGAAGGTACAGAAAGAATTAGACCCATCGCGCGATGGAACAGGCGCAGGCATAGCTCCAATAGGTCATGTGGTTACTGTTGCAACCGTTGATAAAGTGGCTGTAAATGTCAGGGCTAAAATAACATTTGAAAGCGGTTATAACTTTAACAGCCTTAAAGCAGATATAAGCAAAGCAGTAAGCGGATACTTGCTAGAATTAAGGAAGGCTTGGGCAGAAAGCGAGAACATAACTGTTAAAATCAGCCAATTAAATACACGGATAACGGCTATTAAGGGAGCATCCGACATAGAAGGCACAACAATCAATGGCAAGAATTCAAATCTTGTTGTGACCGCATACAGTGTGCCTGTAGATGGCGAGGTGGTAAATAATGCGTGATATTGATATCAAGTCTTATGTACCGTCTTTTTTATTGAAATACAGTGAACTAAAGCAGTTGTACGAGAGCGAAAATCCTGAATTTAAGAAGCTGAATATTGAGGCTGATAACTTGCTTGATAATCAGTTTATAGGCTCAACCAATGAGAAGGGCATAGCAAGGTATGAGGCATTGCTTGGAATAAGTGGAATGCAGGAGTATTCACTAGAAGAAAGACAAATCAAGGTATATACAGCGTGGATTGATGATATCCCATACACTTTCAATACATTGAAAGAACGCATTGAAAGGCTATGCGGTAAGGGGAATTTTACCTTGTTAGTAAATAATGTTGAACACAAGATAATCATAACCACACATTTAGAATATCAGCTACAATCAGATGAGCTGGAAAGAATGCTTGATATTATCCTTCCTGCCAATATGGTGCTGCTTATCACTAACAGCTTTGATAATACGCTTCAGACAGATTTTATGTATGCAGGTGGCGGAGTGGTTACAACTGATTATATCGAGCTTACGGAATAGGAGGAAAGATGGCAGAATTTACAAAACTGATAATAACCAATAAGGGCAAAGAGTTACTATCAGAGGTCACAACAAGCACAAGCAAGATTGAATTTACAAGGGTAAGTACATCGGATAGAGCCTATAGGGAAGAGGAAATTGCAAGCCTAACAGACTTAGCAGGAATTAAGCAGACAAACCATATATCAAGCGTTGTAGTTCAGACAGGAGGTAAGATTAAGATTGAAGCTGCCTTTGAAAATCGAGAGCTAACAGAAGGCTACTTTATCAAGGCTATAGGCGTATATGCTAAAACAGGCAGTAATACAGAGGCATTGTACGCGGTTGCTATTGAAAAAACAGGAAGATACTCAATTCCTGCTTATAATAATGCTACGGTTAGTGCGGTATATCTTAAGCTATTTCTTGCAGTTGAAAATTTTGAAAACATTACTCTTGAGGTAAGCCCAGGAGCTTTTATCACAGTAAGCGAGATAGGTAGAATCAAGGACGAGCTCAAGCGTGAGAATACGGAGACAAAAACAAAACTGGAGCAACAGGGTGAATCGCTTAAGCAGTCACTTACTAAGGCAATAAAGGACATAGCCGACAGCAAAGGGGCGAGTGTAACAACCTTCAATGCTGACGGCTCGATAACAACTGAGAACAGCCTTGAGGTAATTACTACAACCTTTAATAAGGCTGATAGGTTGATAACGGAGCGACACGCGTATAAGAACGGAACTTCAAAGACGCTCAAGATTGTATTTGAAGGTAAAAAAATTATAACAACGGAGGTAAATTGATATGCAGATTGAAGCGATTCCTATGCTGATTAATGGCGATTTTTTGAACGCACCGCTTGATGTAAAGATGCATCTAGCGGACTACAAGATGCATGGGAAGAAGTCCTATGTATTCCAAATCAAGGACTTGCTACATGGGATATACGAGTGTACGTATATTTCCATGAATGACCAAGACATCAACGGAGAGGCTCTTGATTATTTGCTGAAGAATAATAAACACGCAGGGGAAATGTTAACGCAAATAGTGGGCATTGAAAGAAAAGACCTTTTTAAAACACTAAGTGCAATGGCGGCAGTAGTCAATAGTACAACTGCAATGACAGCTGTGCTAAACAACACAACTGCAATGACAGCGGTATTAAATAGTGCTACGGCAATGGCGGCAGTAGTCAATAGTACAACTGCAATGACAGCTGTAGCAAACAGTACAACTGCAATGACCGCAGTATTGAATAACGATGAAACAGTGCAGAAACTTGTAAACTCGCCTCTAATTCGTGAGGTAGGCTTCACTGGAAATACTTGGAATTACCCACCACAGACAACTACAGTGAAAGGAATTATTATATCCTTCTATTGCTCAGACACAAATAATGCATTGACTGTTAGAAAAATTGACGACATGGTGGTAACGGATCGAAATGACGACAGAAATGCTACAGATGCAGGGAAAAAAGAATGGAAAATCTGGCTTGCGAGGTATTCAAAGAATCCAGCATATAATGTCATGAAAAAGTCGATAACCGTAGCAGCGCATTATATAGATTGTAAGATGAGATATATACCAATAAATTAAGGAGGTAGCAATGAAAGGATTTGTAACTGAATTCACAGAGCGTACAGACAGCATGAATGCTCAAATAGCTGAGCTTGAAGCTCAGCTTAGCGAAAAAAACAAGACTATAGAAGAGCTAAAGGAGGAGTTAAACAGAAAAGATGAAGAAAACAAGAAGGCAATATCAAGCCTATCAGAGGAGAATCAGGCGCTTAAGACGCATCTTAATTCGACGGCGCTTGCGCTCGCCGAATTCTATGAAGCTGCTATGGAAAATAATGCATGATATATGCGTTATTATAAAAATTTTTATGAAGGGAGGTGGCGACATGGTAGACTTTTATACATTTCTTGTTGTATCAGGTCTTAAAAAGTTTAAAGATGTATTGTCATTTTTAAAGCCAAAAGTAAAGGCTAGACTTGAAGAGCTTGGGCATCCTGAACTTGCAACAGAAGAAGAACCAAAGGGCAATGCCTAAATAGGCAGTAGTCTATATCCCATATCGCTTAAGGTGATATGGGATATTTTTTGAAATGGGAAATTAACATAACACAGGAGGTGGATAGACAAATGACAATATTTAATTGGTTAGCATTATTCAGCATTCCGACTTTGATAGCGAGCCTTTGGGCTCATCTTATAAGGAGGATAAAGCACAGCGATGAACAGACTAGAGCTCTTCAAAAGGGAGTGCAGGCATTACTTAGAGAGAGGCTAATACATTCCTATCGTAAATTTTTCAAGCTTGGATTCGTAGACTACAACGATCGCTTGAACGTTGAGAATATGTATCAGCAGTATCATTCACTAGGCGAAAATGGAGTAATGGACGACATGCATTTAAGGTTCATGAATCTTCCTATCGGCTCTGAGCAGGAACTGGAGGATGAGACATGAGTAGAAAGAGATTTACAAAGAAAGAGAAAAAGGATAAAAAAGGCGGATTCTCAAAAGCCATAATATCGCTTGTGGTGCTTATGAATATAGCCTTTACTGTAGCAGTCCTCTATGTCTTTCTTAAGACAGCAAGCGAGCCAGTAGCCCTTATTGGTGCTTGGTTCGCTTTCACTACAGGCGAACTTTGGATGCTAAGTTCTATCAAAAAAGCAAAAGTAGAGAAAGGAGACAATGATAATGAACGAGGTTAAGATTGATTGGAAGAGAAAACTAACATCAAGGAAATTTTGGGTGGCAGTCATAGGATTTATAACCGCAGTGATGGTGGCTCTGAACATTGATAAGATGACTGTTGAGCAAGTAGCAGCCATTATATCCGCAATGGGTACACTGGTTGCTTACATCATAGGCGAAGGACTTACCGATGCTGCTCACATCAAGAATGATAAGGAGGGCGAGTAAATGGTTGTAGTTGGTTCTGCAAGGATTGATGAACGAGGGAATGCCAATTGGGGTAAGGCTGGCGACCAGACCAGTAGAGAGGTCGCCACAGAGCCTTACTATAAGCATAGGCTTGGATGGTATCTACTAAGACCAAAAGAGGCAGCAGTTGCAAGAAAGATAGGTCTTGCGATGGTTGAGGCTTGCCTTAACCATAATATCGGCTATGACCAATCCGAGCGCTATGGGATTATCAACTGCTTGAAAAAGTACGGCAGAATAGCAAAAATCAACGAGCCTACAGAAGCAGATTGTAGTTCCCTTGTAAGAGCTTGCTGTGTTCAGGCAGGTATAAATGTAGGCGACTTCAATACTTCAAGCGAAGTATCCGTCCTTGAAAAGACAGGAGCCTTCAACAAGGCAGTTGTCGTCACTAACGATACTAAGCTTTGTGCTGGCGATGTACTTGTAACTAAAATCAAAGGACACACTGTAATTGTAACCGAAGGCTATCCAAGAGAGGATGAAAAGCCAACGGCAAAGCCAAAGCCTGATAAGGCAGCAGGCAAGGCTAAAAAAAGCATTGAAGAGGTGGCTAGAGAGATTATAACTGGTAAATGGGGTAATAACCCCGAAAGAACAAATAAACTTATTAAGGCTGGATATGTGCCTGCGGAGGTGCAGGCGGTAGTAAATAAATTGCTGAAGTAAATAATAAGGTCAGAGATAGATGCAAATAGCATTTATCCCTGACCTTGTCCCCATTAAACAAAACGCTTAAAATTGATTTATTTATCCTTGTTGTGCTTAGTTTGTTATTGTTTAACAATAACAAAACAATAACAAATCTATGTAAGAATGGCTTAAAATAGAGCAAATCAACACTAGAGTTTTTAATCTTGTGTGATATTGCAGAAGGAAATTATAAAGATGCCTTAAGTATCACAAAGGAAGAAATAAAAAAAGGAAACATAGGCTCTTTTGCTAAATATGATGAAAATGGAGTTACAGGCATAAATGAGTACTTAGAGAAATATCTTATGGCAAAACTTAGAGATGTCTCCTCCTAAATTTTGTTACTTAGGCAAGTTTATTTTAAAGGACAAAACGAATAGATATTTTTACATTTGTAGGAATAAAAATGGACTTGCCACAATAGTGTTTTTCGGCTAAAATGTAATCAGAGTACAGATTAGCCGAAAACAGTTTAAAATAATATTAGTCCGTAAACTTATGTCTTAGGCAGTCTATCAGAAAACACTCATACTCAGGGTAGAGGTTAAGAGTTATTTCAGGCTTTTTACAGCCATCTTCTATATCTTTTATCATAGCTTTATACCTTACTAAATCTTCTTTGCAGCTTTTGATATACTCTTCTTTTTCTTCGAGACTGCCATAATCCTCATAAATTTCAGCTTCTTTAATGCTTTCCTCAAGCTTTGAAACAGTAGAATTAACCAAGCTATAAAATTCATCCTTTTGATTTTTAATCCACAGGGTATAATAATAATGCTTCCAATCATCAGTATAATAATTGCATATTATATCTTTGCAATTATCTAAGAAAATGTCGAATTCATCAAGCACATAATAGGAGTCGTATACTTGATATTCGGATATTTCATCAGTACTAAGTGAATAATTCTCATCCTGTCCGCATTTTACCTGAGATAGATAAAAGGCGCCCCTCTCCTTATTACCAAGAAATATTTCACAGTAGCTAAGTGCAAGTATCAGCCTCATTCTATGAGGATATTCAGCAAGTAAATTTTCAAATATTATCTTTGCCTCTTGATACTTCTTATTCTCATAAAGACTTGCAGCATAATTAAAACGGTTCACATAGTTATTGGAGAGCTCCCTTGCTTTTTCAAAGTATTTTATGGCTTTTTCAAGGTTTTTCTCGCTATTATCCCTCTCATACTCGCTAAAATAGTACAATCCCAAGCCCTTATAAGTCTCGGCATAAGGAGAACTTAGATTCTCTGCTTTAAGTAAATATTCGGGCGTAGATGAGTCAAAGCCAATGTAGTATCCGATGTTTGTGTATATCCTTGCTTTATCATTATCTGATAAGCAGTTTTTATTTTCGTTAAGAAAATCTAATAAAAGCTTAGCACAGGTATCATAACTGTCACGAAGCTCCATTCGTACAGAAGCAAGTAAACAAGCTACATCTACATTATTTTTATCCTCTTTTTGCATATCAAGCAAGAGCTCCTGCATTTTCTCAAAATAAGGGAGAGATTTATCATAATCCGTTAAAAACGGGGCATTGTATCTGCTTTCATAATCTGCTTTTGATTCCTGCCAGAATTCTTTTAACTTGTCCATATTAGACTCCTTACTATCAAATTCTAAGTTGTCGAGTTATATAAACTAACCTAAGTGACGCTCCGAATGATAACATTTCAGACTCGCTCCGGCATCCGCTTCGCTTCGCCTAATGCGCTCGCTTAGAATTTATCATTCGGAGCTGGCACCATAGACTTATGAAATAATAATTTATAGAGTTTTATTAACCAACAAAGAGACGCTCCGAATAATAACATTTCAGACTCACTCCGGCATCCGCTTCGCTCCGCCTGATGCGCTCGCTTAGAATTTATCATTCGTAGCTGGAACCTTAAATTAATACATATAATAACTCGAATGCCAAATTAAAGACAGCCACCCCCACCTGCCCCCATGTGACTGATGCG